ATTGCACCTCCAAGCTAATTGTTAAACGCCGTAATTGGCTATTGCATACCACTTATGCCCATCTGAGAAGAGCAAAAGGGCATCGCCAGCGTCACCAAGGGTATAGTCTCCCTCCCAAGAATACGAGTCATCCTGATCCTGAACCGTGACGTCGCCATTGTCAGTAATCAGTTTGATGGAGTAAGCCTTACCCATCGCTGCGCACACATCTGGCAGCGTGACGGTAAAAGCGCCACCGGTGGAGTCACAGTTAATAACCTGCTCGAACACTTCCGCGGTGTCCGATTCGGTCCAGTTAACCACCCTGGCGTTTTCCATCACTTGCATATCCATTAGTGATGCTTGACCTCTCTCGATCATAATAAATTCCTCCAGATTAAAACTTAATCAAATCGTCGATCTCTTTAGCCATTCCCGTCAGCTGGCCTCCCTTCGGTCCTGTCTGTCGGGAACCCCTGGGATTTGCGAACGCAGGGTTCTGAGGTGGTTCACCGCCTTCTTTTGGTTTCTCTCCAGGCTTCGGGGCGGATATTCCGAGAACCTTTCGTGTTCGATTAGCTGCCTCATCGAAGATCTTCGTGACGTTCCAGTCTGGATTCTCCGAATGAACTTCATTAGCAAGCAACTGCACAGTCCGCTGCACCGGTTTCAGGTCTTCATTAGCATCGTAAAAGTCGCCAACCATCTTCTGAAACGCGATCTGCCTACGAACGTGCGAAACCACTATCCCTGGAACGTTGAGCAACGTACGTTCCTGTGCCATCGGTATCGACTGCTGTACGCCAGCCATGTAAACACGATTAAGCAACTTGTTAAACTCTTCAGGGTTGTCGATAAGATCACTAGGATCCTTTCCACTAAGGAAATCAACTTCTTGTACAGCAACGTCCTTAAGTGGTGCCACAGGCTTTGGCTCTGCAGGCGGCCCCGCTGGCGGTTGCCCACCTGGAGGTGGTTCGCCCTCCTTTGGTTGCGCTGGCGGTTCAGTCGGTTCTGCAGGAGCACTCGGGCCAGAAAGTTGCTCAATACGTTCCATAAGCAACGCATTCTGCCGTCTCAATAATTCAGCTTCGTCCGGTGGTTCCCCTGGCGGCTCAGCCGGCGGAGGTTCCACTGGTGGCTCTCCCTCACCAGGCGGTTCTGCTGGTGGCTCTGCTGGTGGCTCTACCGGCGGTTCCGCTGGTCCTGGCTCCGGAGGTTCCGGAGGCTCGACCGGTGGTTCTACCGGCGGCTCAACGGGTGGCTCAACGGGTGGTTCTGCCGGTGGCTCGCCCACACCAAACTCGGAAAGCATGCTATCAATCTCGTCCTTTGTTCCTTTGTCTCCGTTTTCCATAGTCGTCTCCTTATTCACTTTGTTCATAATTTGAACAAAGTGGCGCAGTGTTACATTTCGTTAATTCCATCTTGCAAATTCCGTAACGTTAGTTCAGGCAGTTGAAGTACGTTCCGCAATGCCTCCGCATTCCCGCCCAACCTTCGTAACGATCTCTCCAGATAAATGTTCTCTGGGTCTTCAAGGTTATCACGAATGTCCTCCATCCAAGCTTCGATCTGGACTTTCATTGCCTGCCAAAAAGGCGAGCCGATGCCAAGTTCGAATTCCCGAACGGAGCACTGAATCTTTACTGGCGGCCTGTCAAAAATCTTTGCGTCTTCGTTAGGCACTCAAACCTCCTTTAATTGGAACAAGGTTACCAGCTTCCGCACCTCTTAAGGCCTCCTCATCAGGGACCACTTTAGCTTGCATGCGCTCGAACTCACTGATGTTCTTAGCACCAAGGTTTCGAGCGATATGACGAAAGATCCGAACAATATCGAACTTTTGGTTAAGCTCTGGATGCTCCGCAAGAATGGCAAACATCTGGAGCCAGCCATCGGAGAAGTTGTTCCCCGGAACGCTTCCATCACGAACGAAAACGTCATAGTCAATAAGGATGTCGAACGGTGAAACCGGAATACGCCCACGTCGAACGTTCCCGCCATACTCCTTAATAAGTTCTTCCTGCCAGCGTCCGGTGCACTTAACGAAGTTATCCATGGACGACAGTTGCTGAGCATGACTAGCAAACATGTAACCTAGGTCCCGCATCCCTTGCAAGCCCATTACCTTAGCAATACGTTCTAGCCGATTTATTGCCCCTGCACGCGTTCCTTGAAATTCTGCCTTCGTCAAGCGCTCCGGTCCGCCTTGTCTCAACGAGCCCATCATAGGATCATCGGCACCACCGATCTTCTGCATCCACTGAACAATCCACGAAGAATCGCCAATGTTCTCTCGCGTAATGTCACTAACCTTCATCTGCATAGCAGCGTTCTCAACGCCCCTTCCCCAGGCCGGACGTCGCATTCGTACCAACTTGCCTGGCTTCGGGTCTTCCATGTCCTTCGCATTCAGCAGGTAAGGGTCGTAAATAATCATATCGTGTATGGCCTTGCGCACATTCGTAATATGTGAGTTAAACAGCCAGTCAAGCGTGCCCTGCAGGCCGTGAAGTACTTCGATTCGCGAAACAGGCGTGGACGTGTAACCATCCGAATCTGGAGCCATCGCCACGATCGGATATAGATTGTGCGTCAAGCCAAGTGGTTTAGCTCTCACAACCAGACAATCACTAGCCACACCAAATAACCACTTTTGTGGATAGTCGGACTTGCCAAGTGCCTTGTCTTTGCCATCCGTCCACTGGCTTGGAATCAGGTCGATATACATGTTGATAACGTCAACCGGGTCAGTGGTTTCGTGCCTACCGCCAGCCTCGCGAATCGACATGCCCGTTTTTTCTGTTCGTTTCGACTTGTCTTCACCATATAGCGAAGACTTCTTGTATATCAAGTGCTGCAAGTAACGTACGTTAAAAAGGTCCGGACCAACAAGTTCCTCACTGAGCAACTTCACGTAGCTCGTTCTCTCAACCCATCCACAGAACTCGCCCTCTTGAATTCTATCAACGGGCACGTTCGGATCGGGCAGCCAAAGATAAGGGTCGATGTTGTCAAGTTTATTACCTTCGAACAAAAGCTGGTCGCCAATCATCTCCTTCCTCGGTCCCTGACCAATGAACTGCCCGAGACGTCCCATGAACCCACGCTGACCTTTAACAACCTTACCACCATAGTGTTGATGCCAGCTTGGAGCACCAAGACCTATACCGTAAGCAATCGAATCACGGAACATCGTATGCAAAGCAAGTGCAACCTTGGTCTTGTTACAATGCACGTTGACGAGCAACTCCATAAGAATAGCCCCGATGGTGTCTTCTGGCGAGACGCCTTCATACCTAAATATCGGCTCTTCCAGAAAGGCCATCACAAGATACGTAAGCACCGTCTCCAGAATCGCGTACGAGTATGGAAACACTATCGAAGTCGGCTTATTCTTAGTCTTCGAATCCTTCTTCAAATCAGACTCTTCGTCGTCGTACGAGCCCAGGCCACTTGAATCTGCGTCAATGTACGTGGTCAAACAACGATCAATTTCGTTCCACGAATCGAACCGATTGTTCATCACGCGGTGGCTCACGATCGTGCGCTTCAACACCTCGCTGACGATGTACCTATGAAGGTCGGACTTCGGTGACAAATCCAGGCCTTGCGGATACTCGTAATCAAACGTTCGATCCACGTTCGCAAGGGTAGAAATGTTGCCCTTCCCGACGTCCCCGTAAACAATGTTAGGCATTATATTGTCCTCTATTTCGTCGTAATTTGTCTACTTCCTACGGTGTCTATCTCGAAATGAATTCCTACAGTCGCCACTAGAGCATCACCAGCGTAAGCATCACCAGCAGAAGCGACTCTTTCTAAAGTAAAAAGAAATTGGTCTCCGATCTTAAAATTAGTTCCGGTAATCTCATCGAAATCAGTTCTCATAAACTCGTACTGAGTATCGAACGCTATTTCCTTAGTTATAGTCGTGACAGCGTCCAACGTGGTATCGTCTCTTGCTAGGGTGTAGGTAAGTTGCCAGTTCACATAGTCCGTACCTGTTGGAGCCGCCTTTCCTTGCCAGTGTATATGGAAAGTAATATTAGAACCTTCCTTGTAACGATGTTCCAGCTCGAAAGACCCATGAATCTCTTCACCGACTGCGAACGCATAAGTTTCGATTCCAGTATCATCACCAGCCTCATCAACGAACGTATCCACGTCCGGCTGGTTAGCGGCTGGTAAGGTCAATAGCATTGCGCCTACGTTAACATCATCCCAAACCGTAGCATCGCCGTGAAACTCTAATATTCCATCAGCCTCGAACTTGGAGTAATTGGTCACACCGCCATCGCCCAAGGCCACGGAATCGGAAGCCACAGACACTACAGCCGTTCCACCGATTTCCAACGTGAGCGAGTCAGCAGCTCGATTGATCGAACCAGCAGTAAGCTCACCAGTACCTAAGCTGAGATTAGCAAACGTGGGACTGGCATCAGTTGTTAGGTCTTGATTGATAACGGACGCAAGCTCAACCGTCAACGAACAAGCCGAACTAAATGTCAACGTTCCAGCACTTCCATCCCCGATCGTGAAACCCTCATTCAAGGTGAGTGTGTTAGCCTGACCAAGGGCCGTGATCGTGACGTTGTAACCATCCCCGATCGTGAAGTCCTCATTTAGTGTCAAAGAACGATCGCCACCACCAACAAGCAAGTTCAGAATACGATCAGCTGTGTCGTCTTCGTTCCACAGAAGCTGCAAGGTGTGAGAGGCATTAGTGTCGTTTAACTTTAACGAACCAACCGTCGCGTCGCCAGTGACATCAAGATCTCCGCCAACACCGAAGTCTCCATCAAATAACCCTGAGCCATCCGTGCGAAAGGCTACTTGCGTCTCACCACTGAAGTCACCATCCGGATCACCAATGTCTTCGGTATCATCGAATAACGCTGGCCCGAAAGAACCTACATAGATCTTTTGGACTGTCATCTAGTTAACGGTTTCCTCTTACCAGTAGTTTTCTCGACCCTTTCTACTACGTCCATAGAAAAAGGATCACCATAAGCGGCACGAGTTCTATAAACTTGTTCTAGGCTGCCGCCAGCCCTTTCAACGTCCTTCCTAGTTATGGGACTTTCAGGGCCCTCGTTGTGCTTCAGGCTGCTCTTGCTCTTTTTGTAAAGCTTAACTACTCTAGGCATGCTTGTACCTCCAGTCCGTTGTACGTACGTCACAAGACTCGTAAAGTTCCTTGTACTCATCTTCCGGATTATCTAACTCCGGTCCTTCAAAATACCGTTCTCCGAGATCAAGCATCTCGATAATGTACGCGAATGCGTCCATGATGTCCCATAGTCGTGACCTTGGAAAACTCATCAACTGTGCCTCAAGTTCATGACAACAGTTCTCGTTGTGATAAACGTAACCCTGTCGATAGTAGGGCAACAGCTCCTTAATTCGCTTCTCCTTGCCACGCTCCTGTGAGTCACCACCACGCGCTTTCAACCAGACTGGCTCACCGATCGGGATACCACGCTTAATAATCTCGTTCTTGACTGGCTGCTTAATAAACTCTTCAAGCGACGTGACTTCGACGCCAAGCACGTGTGCGTTCAGTCGGGCAAGCATCTGAAACATCTCGTTGTAGAGCTCATCCGGATACATCTTGCGTGAGACAACATCACGAACGTAAAGCCGGGCACTCTGACGATCGATCCCGACGCCAACAACGGCACTTTCGGCTGAGTGCATCTTAACTGTCTTCGCAGGGTCAGCAATTACCACACTCTCGACCCTGTCCTTAGTCTTCATGAACTCGTCTTCCGTCTCTGAGTAATGCTTGAAGTAAGACTGTTGAAAGATCGCATCCTCAACGGAAACGGGTAAGTTTCTATACTCACGAGCGAACACGTCAAGCTGACCACGCCGTTCATGAGCGTCATACAGTTTCTTAACTTCCGTGTCCGGCATGAAGTTCGGCCAATTCGACTTTAAGTCCGGCCCACACAGCTCCAGTCGAACACTGTACCAATCCGGATCTTCCAAAAGGTGAACAAGCAACGAATCCTCATGCAAAACGGTTCCAACCAGCACGATCTTCCAGTCCTTTCGCGCTCGGTTGATCGAGTTGCAAACATCAGAAAACCACCACTCCCGAAGCGTTTTTCGAAGATCATCATTACGAACGGCTTCCGGGTCTTCCAAGTCATCCGCGATAATCAAGTCCGGACGATAACGATCGTAAAGAATACCACGAACTTGCTGCCCGGCACCACGTGGCATCACCATCGTGCCGCTTTGCGTAATCCACTGTTCTTTCGAATACGACTCGCTCTTCATCGGGCCAAATAGCTCTTTGACCATCGTATTGGTCGCGAGCTCACGCTTCAAGTTCTCGCCATCCATCACTGCTTTGGTAGCGGTAGCACTGATAGGAACGATGAACCTTTTTTCCCGAAACAAAATCCTTTTCGCTGGATGAGCAATCGTGTCGATCGTGGTCTTTCCAAAGCCACGTGGTGCAGCAATGACAGCCTGCTGAATCGAATCATCGTCCAAGATTCGAAAGATCTCATCATGTAGTTCCGAAAACGGAAGCCAAAAACGTTCTGGAAACAGCACCTTGGCGCATGTTCGTGTGCTTGCGTAGCACTGCGCCATGATGGTTCTAACATCATCGTCGTACTTTAAACTAGTTGACGCTTCCATTGTCGATTTTTTTCTCTATTCGCTCCAGGCTACGTTTCACCCATTTCATGTCTGCTCGGAACTCACTCATCGCAGTTTCGCAAACTCGTTGTGACATCTCGACTTCAAAAACTCTTTGACTTAACTTCGTATCAATCGAACCAATCTGCGCACTAGTAAATGCCAGCACCGTTATAAAGGCCGCAATAGCAGCAGCGATAGCTCCGATAGTCCCAACCATTTTTCCAGTGTTTGGCATACTTTACTCCATAGCCTTAATCATGCTTTGCTTAAGATCCTTGCTTCCTTCACACCAGTCCACGAAGACATTAACCATACGATCTCGAAGCGAGTGGTCGACTTGGCCTTTCCGGCCTCGATGATCGACACCACGCAGGGCAATCTGTTCCTCGGGCGAGAACATGAATTTCTTGACCTCAAGCCAGTCCTCAAAGTCTCTTGCAATGTCCTTGTACTGCCCTCGAACAAGCCTTCCACAGTTCTCTCTTTTGGGCTGTTTCTTGCCTATTAGATCACGAGGATCTGGAATTTCCTTTGCAAGCAAGTGTTGCAACCCTTCTCGTTCTGTTTTGAATCTCATTAGTACACCGCCCACTTATCGTTAAGACCGGATTCGTTGTCAGATGGGGATTCATTATTATCGTATAAAACACATTCGAATATATACATACTAGCACCAACTATATTCCACCATAGTTCTGTGAAATCGTTACCAGCAGTTCCAGCATTTCCTGTTACAACAGTGCTACCATTATACCTGATCTCTGAATTAGCGCCATTAGCTAAGCCATAGAACATATGATCATTCGGTAATGCAGTGTCAGTATTCCACAACAGACTGTCATCAAGTAAGTAAAGTAAATTCTTATTACCGCCGGAACCATAAGCACCCACAGTAAAACCACTAACATACTTTCTATACCCACCGCTCGAAATGATTCCACCACTCCTGGCAACAACGAAAATAGATTTCGGTTGAGTAAGTGACACTGTGCATACCATATACCCTGGATATATAGCTGCATCACCTTTTACTCCTGGTAACCCATTTTTAACATTCACATAATAAGTTGGCTTTTTACTCGCTATGCTCTGTGTCAGATCATTCCCATTCCCACTCGAATCTGGCCACGTTCCAACTGGGTCACCATCTTCAAGCCCAGTAATAGCATCAGCCTTCCACCAACCAACCGGAGAGCCGGAAGGGACAAAACCACTACTAATTGTAGCTGTCCTACCCAAAAGTCCTGGCATCACGATGTACCTCCATCCGTCCACGCACCAGACCGCCCAATCACTGTCCAACCAGCAGCAGAGTCCTTTACAACAGTCACGTAGTCACCAGCAGCACTTTCTGAGTCGAGCATGTGAGCGTCCGTGAGTGCAGTCCCGTCAAGCACGAATCTATCGTTGTCATCAAGGTCAACCTTGATCAGATTGGCGCCAGTGGAATAAATCGTTACGTTCGCTCCCTCAGCAACTCCAGAAACTGCTGGCAACGTAACCGTGTAAGCGCCACTTACCAGGACGAGCGTGCCCAGACACTGTGCATCCGTAAGCGCAGTGTTCTCGCCTACGTCGATAACGTCAAGCCCGCCACTTATAACGCCAGCGCCAGTGATGTTGTAACCGCCCATTGCGATGCTGGCAGCCATCGTACCAAGTTGAGTGTCGGTGTTTTGTGAGTGCTTCTTGTCAACAGCATCCTTGGCATCTGCCACAGCAACTTGGTTGCTACCGTCGTAGTCAAGGTACTGATCAGTGTTCTGCGTGTGCCTCGCTGCAGTGTTGGCGGTCACCTCAGCAGGGCTAACATAAGGTGTTAGTATCTGCATGGCTACCTCCTACAATTTAGCGAAGAATGAAGTGATGTGCAAAACGCCATGCGAGTCAGCAGTTTTGCTAACAAACTTGAAGTTCTGCACGTGGTCCGGACTATCGAGGATAATGCCACCACCTGCAGGCATTACGTGGCCGAAGTCGGCACCGCCAGAACCAGTAGGATCGTTTGCTCCATCAAGTGTGTAACGAACGTCATTCGTTTCACAAGTGATCAATGCACCTACTGCTGTTTGGCCAGACTCACCGCCGACTATGTTCGCCGCGGTCAGACCAGCCGCCGAGTTAGTCGAAGTCTGTTTCCAGGTGATCTTCGCCTTTCCCGACGTTTGTGTAGCGAATCTCATTTTGACCTCCTAGTCGTGAAGGTTATTTGTTGATGCCTGTTCTCTTCTCATAAGTACGTAGAACGCCAAGGCCCAGTAACGAAGTTACTAGCGTCAGGGCTTCCGCCGTGTTAATGTTTGGCAGTGGTCTTTCAGGAAAGAAGAAAACGAGCAGTGGAGCCAGAATCCAGCCCCAGAACAAACTTAACGCACAAATCCAGCCGATAGCAGGACGCCAGCCGGCTACGAAAACTGTGCGGTGTGAAGCCTCAATCTTGTTGATCTCAGCCTGCCACTCGTGTGGTCGCTGAGCGATCTTGGTTAGAACGACTTGGGCAGCGTGTTTTTCTTCTGGCGTCTCGACGAACTTGTCGATTACGTTGGCGATTCCGTTAGCTGCGTCGCCGATTCCAAGACCAACAAGTTTACTTAAGAATCCCATTATTGCCTCCTTACGGATAAACCAGCAACAAGCCCTGATAGTTTCTGCAATCGACGTGTAACCATGATACGTTCTCCTCGATGCACGTTATCCAACCAAAGTCTTCTCCGTCCTTGATGTCGCTTCGAATCTCTTGCACCGTTTTATCAACTGGAACCAAGTCAACAGCGCGCCCGAAACGATGTTGGGACCACTTGGCCCCGATTCTGCAGCCAGGCGGCCGAAACCCACGATAGTGATGCTCGCCGCCCCACCACCACGTATTTGCGATCATCTTTCCGTAACGTTCTCTAAGCCTGTCTGCTATCTTCAGAATCCGCGGATCGAACAACCACCAGATCTGGTTTAGCTTATTGCGTCGATCGAAGTCGTTATAAACCTCACGTGGAACCAACTCATAAGACTTAAAGTACTTCGGAACATAATCCACTATCCCACCTCCTCAAGGTCCGCATCGACAACCACACCAGACTTGACGCCAGATTCGATCGCACGCTTCTTGATCTCCTTAATGTCTTCCCCACTAAAGTGCGCATGCGCTATCGCGCCCTTGACATTCGTGATCGGGCCGTACCCTGCTCGGGCCAGCATAGTATTTGCTTCCCGCGCTCGAAGCCCTACTCCAACCGTCGTACCATCAACTTCACCCTCGATAATCTCTTCCAATAACTTCAATGACTTGGGAGCGTTCTCGCGAATCCTCTTGGCCAGATCAAGCGTTTCAGCATCTCGTGCGCCTTTCATAACATCAAGTTTATCGCGTACAACCGGTGAGTTCAGAGTATACGAAACCATCGTTTCGCTAACCCCGAGATCCCTTGCGATGTTCACTACTTTCTGGCCAAGAAGACGGCGCCTGACTATCTCATGATGTACCTCCCACATGTGATCGACTTCGAAGGCCTTCTTCTGCCCGGGCTCGGCGCGTCGTCCGTCTCGCTCGCCCGTCCGATTCCCGGTTCTGTACTTCGTCATGTCCCTTTTCGGTTGCATCATGCCTTCACCCTTCACCATTGTATAACCACATTCTACCACGGTCGCTTTGCCGTTGTCAAGTTATTTTTTGCCACATTTGCCTGCGATCTGCATTTTCACCCATTTGTGGCGACGCCAGAACGTCTCGCCTATCGCCGCACCAGACACTATCACAAACTCCCGTGAACCTCGCTCACTTTGTTCAAATTATGAACGAAGTGAATGAAATTCACAATTTTGTGGGATTATAGAACCCGTTACGTTTCCTGCAGAAGCCTTTCCCGCGCGAAGCGCAAAGGTTTTCCCCCAACGGATTTCTGACGGTGAACGGTGGCCCAAAAACTTTTTGCTTGACAAAACTGGTAATGTATGATCTGATGGTTTCAACAATGCGAAACGCGCATCGCCGTTCCTTGACAATCGAATACTCTGGTGTTTGTCTCGTGGTCCGCCCTTTTATGGAGGTGTATTATGGCAGACATTACCACGAAAACTTGTTCCGTATCCGGTGGGGACCTGCCGGAAGGTTTCAAGGCTAATATCGACGTGAACATCGACTTTGAGGGCGCAACACCTGCTGACATACGCAACTGGGCTATGTCACACCTGATCATTTCGGTGCAACGGGTGCTGAAAAAGAAAACCACCAAGGAGCTCAACGAGCTCGCCAAGACTGGCTACGCCGTTCGGGCGCTCGACGCCGGTAAATCGGCCGCCGACCCGAAGGCCGCATACAAAACGTGGTTCAAGGGTTTAAGCAAGGACGAACAGATGGCCGAAATCGAACGGTTGCAGGCCGAATAACAACAAACGTTAAACTCGGGCGGGCCACGATAGAGACACCAGAAACTACGCAGTTGGAGCTGGAGCTTACGCTCCAAAACCTAACGGAAGGGAGGTGAACGAACGTGAAGATATGGAAGGAAGTCAGTTGGCAGTGGTTTAACGCAAGGATGTTCTGCAAGAACACATACGTTAGTGTTACACCTTGGGCGGTGAACCCGTTCCATCCGAACTGGAAGTGGGCTTTTAGAACGAGGTTTTTCCAGAGGCATCCGACGCGGATAAACTTCGTTCTGTTCGTAGTATGGATTACGCCCTACAAACGGCAACCTTAAGCATGGAGGTGCAAGTGGAAGGATTTATTGTTCAGTGGTATGACAAGGGATACGACCGTTGGAGATCCCACGGCAGGTACGAGGTTTCTCTCGAGGAGGCTCGGAAAACCGCTAATGAGTTGTTTAAGAATACGAGAGGCATGGTTGATGTAAGAGTAAGGTACGAAGAGACCAAATACTTAGCAAGGAAGTTAAGTCATATGGAGGTGTGAGCATGAAGACATTCAAGAACTTAACGGACGCGTGGCCTTGGTGGATATGGCGTGATAACCACGGTAAGTATCACATTGCGTTCGGGCGGTATCAGCCGAAACGTAGCGTTGGCCCGTTTTGGAGATACCCTGAGGCCGTGCGAGTAATGAAGCTCTGGACGAAGTAAGCAAGGGCAACTGCGTTGCCGTTCGAGGGGCCCTGGTGGGAAACTGCCAGGGCTTTCGTGCGGATGAAAAAAATGTATGCGTGTAAGCATGTAATGTATGCCACCCAACCACCCTCCCCAAACCAAATTTTCAAGCCGATAGTTGGCATGGAGCTACGTCCACTTGCCGATTTGAGGTCAGAGGGGGTTCGCGTCCAAATCCACAAAAAAAAATTTTTTAATAAGAGAGGAAGGGATAAATGGAGTTGAAAATAATTATCTGGTTCACTTTGTTCAAATTTTGAACGAAGTGGCGTAGTGAACACATTGTCATTGGCGGGGGAGGCACCCCAGGCCGCATACATTACATGCTTACATTACATGCTTACATTACCACAACAAATCTCAATTTACACCACTGACCAAAAGAACGCTTGACATCTGCATAACAATATGTTATGATAGGTTAAATAATAATACAAGGAGTTCTAGCATGGAAACATCGAACGATGTAGTAGTATCAGCACGAGTGAAAAGCCGTCCGCTGGCTACAGTAGCACGCTTCTTCCACTCGAAGGGAATGACACGCCCTAGCAAGGGAATGGTAATACGCGTTGCGCTTGAGGAGTACGAGAAGATACTCATTCGCAATCAGCTGGCGACGCCCATCACTGACGTGGTCGAGGCACACCGTACGCTTGAGGGCCTTGGAATGGGCAACTTGAACCCAGGCCGTCGTGGCATGCAGAACTACGTGCGTGAGCAACAGCGCGACGTTTATCGCTACGAAGGGTGGGACGAGCGCGAGCTGGACCCACGCAGTACAATGGATGACCTTGCCGAGCTCGAACGTATAGCTGAGAACCCACGCAGCGCAATAAGCGCACTTGAGGACGCTATCGCACGCCAGACTGAGCGAAGCAAGCAGGCGCATGAAACACTTGGTGACGCGGCTGGCGTTGCACCTGTTGACGAAGAGTGACCGTTGCTCACTTCGTTCAAAAAATGAACAAAGTGACAGAGTGGCCCCAAACCTCAATTTTGCGTAGAACGAAAAAAACATTTGCATTCTGCATTGCATTATGGTATACTGGTTTTAACATAATAAGGGAGGAGGTTCTATGAGCAAAGTTCCAAAGCTATTCTACCAACCGGGCGAGCAGGTCAAGGCAATGCTTGGCAACGAGTGGTATGACGCCACCGTGGTACGGAGCAACAAGAAAACCGTGCTTGTTCGCACACTCCACTCACAAACAAAGTTCCGAAAAGTTCCTATCAAACCTGATGAGGCTGGTCAGCTCCTTACCGCCATCGAAGTCCAAGGCTTAACGCGTGTGGAGCCGTACACAGTCCATGACACGAAAGTCGTCAAACTCCCACATGCCAGGGTCAAGCGTTTAACGGACGAGGTTCCGACGAAGCCGGAGTCAGAGCTCCCTCCGGCAACGGAAGAGCCGACGCCCGCGTCGACGCCTGACCCTCTGGCATGGATCGACAAGTTGTAATCTCGGCGCAAGCGTTGAGAGGGCACACGAGTCGTTTTAACTCTTTCCTCCGCTCGTGTGCTTCCTGAGCACTTGCTCAAGAAGGGAGGTGACAAGATGGAAAAGCAAGATGATGGCAGTTACACTGGCGTCGACTTCATAGCAGGCCACTGCCCACACTGTGGACAGGAGTTGCATGAAGAAGACTTTGCGTTTCACGACTACGATTACATTTGTCGTGTCTACACATGCCCAGACTGCCACAAAGAAGTCTCACCACGAGAGGAGGTGTGATGATGGACGCAAAGTACTGGCGTCACCGCGTGATTGATTGCAGACGACGCGCAGAGCTGGTTTACCCGGTGTTTGTTGAAGCCATGAAGGTGGCTCGACGGTTTGACCGACTTTACACCTACTGGTCGAATCGCATGATCGAAGCCGAGCGAAAGTACTACGAGGAAGCTGGCAACGTGCAGTTCGTTCCTGCAAACAAACGTGCTAAGGACATCGAGCGTGAGAACGCGGCGATGAGAGAAAAAGTTAAGAAGATGTCGAAGGAAGATAGAATGGAACTACTGGCAATGTTGCAGGAAGGAGGTGGCGCAGAATGAGAGTCGAAGGATGGGGTTGGGATGACGTTCCCACGTGGGAGCATGACTGTGACAAGTGCACCTTCCTTTTCAGTCTGACCTTGCTAGGTGCGCATGAAAGTTTGAAAACAGTGGACGTTTACGAAAGTTGCCAGAAGGACCGCGGAGACCGTTGGATTATTCGCTACAGTAGTGAAGGAAGCGATTACGCGACAACGGACTTAAAGACTTTGGCTGCGTATTATGTGATCGGACACTTTGGAGACCTTGAGATCTAAGAGAAAGAAGGCAAGAAAATTGATTTCAGGTTATGTAACATTTTATTGGCACGATGGACATAAATCGCAAGTCCCTTTACTAAGAAATCTCAAAGGTCTTAAGCATAATAATCGTCGGCCAATAAACTATTCGCTCATGATATGCGCCGGAAATATCAGCGCAGTGGAGGCAGTCAGATTAAATGAATGGCTGAATCAACTTCCTGCGGCGATCACGATTCCGCAAATAGCAATACATAAAAAAGCGTCTCGCCCTTTGGAGACCTTGAAATCTAAAGGAAAGGAGGTAAGCAAAAGATGGGAGAAGATTTCGCGAAGATGAGAGAAGATTTCGCAAAGAAACTAACAGAAGTTCTCGCAGACATAGCCACGCGACACGTCGATGAGCAGTTCGGGGAAGGCACTATAGCAGGGATGGAGAAAAACTTCAAGAAGATCAAAGAAGAAGTATCAGCGCTCGCTTGGATCTGCGGTCACGACGGACCGTGGCTGTTCCGAGGCGAGGGTGAGGACTTCACAATACAAGTGAAGCTCCCGCCGCGCGCTGTTCACCTGCTTGGAGTGTTGAGAGAAGTTGACTCAAGCTTTCCGACAGCGATAATACTGGAACTGTTGAAGATGGGCGTTTCTTACGAGTGCCACCTGACGCTCGCTAGACAGAAGGCCAAAGAAAGGATGAGAAGCAAACATGAAGAAATCTCATCCCTTTAACGTGCTTGGCAACAAGCGTTGCTCCGATTGCTTTCGGCGTCTGAAGAAGAGAATTGAAGAAGAGCATCCGGACTTTGATAGATGCTACCACTGTCATGTAATATCCGAAGGCAAAAGGGGACACAGAATGAAAGGAGAAGTCCGATGAAAATGACACGAAAGTACATGCTCGAACGACCGGCCCGTAAGGCTGGCGGCGACCGCTACATTGAGCAGGCTGGAACCGGCGAAACGCCGATGATGGAAACGGCCTACGTCAACCAAAGTGTGTCACGCGTCGACGGCACACCTAAGCAGATGTTGTGGCTCACCATTACCGACGAGCCGCCCAGAGACTAACCCTGAACGGACGCCCGGAGGTTCTTACCGATGAGCATGGAACTAGCTCACCACCTCCCACGCCTCTGGGCGTTCCTTGAAGGCTAGTCAACACAAACTTTAAGCAGGAGACTTATGATGAAGGAGACCGATCGGGCTACCAGGTCTGAGGCACACGAGGGAGAATCTGTGCACGTCCTGGGAAAGGCCTGCCCACACGAGATTCACATCGTGCCCACTGACAACTTTGGGTTCATTGCAGAGATTGGCTGCTCCCGATTGGTTTTCGATGGGAGAAAATCTCTTATAAGCGGACTGAGAGAGTACCTCTCTAATCCTGATGGATGGGAGAAGAAGCACGATGACATGCGCTTGCGGTACTCCAGACCGTCCATCAACCAAGGGATGGGAGCAGATCTTTCAACGTGAGGCGTAACCTTGTAGGCTTAGATTAAACTTGTAGGCTTGAGTTAAACCTTAACCAATTAGTTCTTTGAAAACTGAAAGGAGACAAAAAGATGAGAAAGCTAATATCTATACTTGTACTCTTAGGGATGTTGTTCGTAGTTGGGCCGGCGTTTGCGTGGCAAACGGTAGAGGGCGGCAGTGCCCAGTGGACATCCTACAACGTAGGCGGTCCCAATAACAATGCAGGTGGCATAAATTACAGTGAGGGTACGTACAGCGCTGAAGGCTGCTTCCTGGCGTTTGGTGGTGCCACTGCTGATGGCGTTACAAAAGCTGGAGTCGCAGGTGGTAGCAATTGGAGGGCTGCGGGCGCGTGTACGCATAGCGAGTCGAACGCCCTGTCATCCGGCATTTTTGGCCCGGCATCCACTGGTGTGTATGGCGAAGGAATAGTAGGCCATAACACGTATTTGGGTGCTGGAACCGGCGGATCTACCTACGGCATGGCAAGCTATGAATACGGAACGACAAATTCCGGATGCTTGGCAAGCTACAGCCAGGGTTCGGGAACCGCCATGACCGGAGGCTTTGTCTATCGGAATACGGTCCCGAATGGCGTAGCTGCGCATGCTAGGTCAGGTTCGTTCTCGATGGCAGGCGCCCACTAACAACAACCTCGGATTGGCCCACTTCGTCACTTCGTTCAAATTATGAACAAAGTGGGCCAGTCCAACCCTAGAAGGAGAACAAGTATGAAAAGGACATTCATTATCTTGGCCATTATGGTCATCAGTATCATCTTTGTGTCTGGCGTTGCTTTGGCAGATGGCGATGCAACGGCAGGAGCTGGTGCTACGTCTGACTTGAGCCTTACTCAAAATGGCTCTGACGTTCCTATCAACATGGTTCCTCAGGACCTTAAGTTCCCGCAGTTGATTCCTTACTTCGGGCCTGAGAACCCAGGTTGGAGATTTAGACCTCTCCAAGATATACTTCTATACGGTAACCAGTTTATTATCGGTTCTCTTCAATCCGCATTTACTGATAAGACCCTAAGGGATGAAGGGCTTGAAAGGGTTACTGATGAAAAGGTCTTGAAAGAGATTATAACCGTTATCTATACTGGTGTAAAGAACATTCCCGATACAAGATATCGAAGAAAGGGATATGTCGGAGCTAAGGCTGTAAATGGTTGTACATCACTTCACGCCTTTAAGATGTGTCTACTCAAGGCTAATAAGGTAGGAGCCAAAGTCGTTCACATGACAAGGCAGGGGGTTGACTTCTCGATGGAAGCAACCGGTTACGGAGCATCACTTGGTGGTGTTACGGCGACCCTATCAGAAAGCCAACAGTCCGGAGCAATATCTTCGGGTATGTTAGGATGGGCTAAAGGCAAGGCTGAGGCTAATAAAGACCCTTGGGTTCAGGGCGTGGCCCTTGTGCCAGTTCCGTAGTATTATGGGTGGCCATTCTTCGGAGTGGCCTTCCACAATAAAACGGAGGAAGGAATAATGAAAGTAGGAATAACTCTGGCCGACATAAAAGTGTTGCTGGCCAAGGCAAAGGAAAATGGCAATCTTGATGCTTGGGCTAGCATGGCAATCCAGTGGATGGAAGCTGCTAACGATGA